CATAAACCATGGTAATCATGGGTTTAGAAGTGCAGCTTCGGCTAGTCTCAAAGCTTTAATGAGTAAATATATTCAAAAAGAAAATGTAAGAATCCCGTCTATTTGGTGGCCTCCTGAGACTAGGAGCCCTCTTATCTCTGATATTAAGCTTAAGAGTATTCTTGGTTCTAATGGTAATTATGAAATAGCCCCAATGCCTATGCTGGTTGGTAGCAATATTTCTGAATATAGTAGATATAGCTTAAATCTATGTAAGAGATTTAAGGATGCAGATAATGTCGATTTTTTAGCTCCTAATTTGCAAAGATTCTCTATTGTCTTAAACTGGAGAATGTCTAAAGAGATTATGGAAATTCCAGAGCTATTTATGTCTGGAATTAAAATGTTTAATGATAGTGTTTGTAATAAAATGATTGGTGATAGTGATGAGTGATAGTGAATTTAATTTTTCAGTTAGTGGTGATGGTTTAGTTAGTATTAAGGTTAATAATACTGATGGTACATCAAGTAATAAAGTAGTTAGATACGAAGATTTTGCAAGAATCTTTCTTATGGATAACCAAGATATTGATTTACCGTTATTCCCTAAGGGGATACGTAAATATATTGTTCGAGGAGATAGGACTCTTGTTGCGATAGAATATCCTGAAACAAAATTTAGTACTGTTAATTGGGCAAGTGGTGATGAATATAAGGATATTCCTGTACCTCCTAGTTTATGGCTTACATTGTTACAGAATAATGCAGATGGTACATATAAGATTATTAAGAACAATTGTTTTGCGCTGGGGTTTACTGGCTTTAGAGATTACGATTCTGTTTTATATAAATGGCCTTTCCCTAATCATTCCTTAACATATGGTACTGGTATATGTTGGGGTAATGATAGTAACTTTAAAAATATGAAGAATGACTGTCAGCTGACTGATTTACCTTCATTATTTAATATATATTTTTCTTCTCAATTTAATAATGATCTTGGTTATTATATTCAAAGAGGCGATGATGAGGCTGCTCATCATCATATTTTTCAGATCATATCTGGCTCTGATACATATTTAGAAAGATGGTTGATATCGGAAGAAGGCAATTTTGCCAGCTCTGTAAATAATTTAATAGGTGCGAGATAACAATGACTAATTATAGTAGAAAACCTCAAGTTCCAGCTGCATACACTAGACCTGTAGTTAAGACTGGTACATATGATACTGGTTTGGCTGATTTGCTTTTCGGATCGCGTGGTGAATGTAAAATAGAAGAGCTTGAATCTGATAAAGATTTCTGTATTGGGATATTTTCTGATGGTGCTTGGGAGTCTAGGAAGAATGATATTGGAACATTTTCTTATAAGAAGCACGATTTTGAAGTTCCATATTTGAAAGTTCCTGGTTATCACATGTTTGAAATGGCCTTGCCTCCCATCCCCTACGGGATGCTTATCGGTATTACTGATTTTTATAAGAAGATAATGGATAAGCTATCTAATGCTGAATCTATGGTTCAAGTATGGTGGAATAAGTCAGAAGAGAAATACCAATTATACGTTCCTAAACAAAAGGTTAGTGGTGCTTCAATTAGTTTTGAACATTCTCTTGTGCTTCAAAATAATGAAAATATGGTATGGGTATTAGATACTCATTCTCATAATACTATGAATGCGTTCTTCAGTGCTGGTGACAATGCAGATGAAAAGTCTACTAGAATCTTTGGTGTTATTGGGCAATTAAATAAACCTGATTGGGCATCTAAGTGGAGAGCGGGCTGTAATGGTCAATATTTAGATCTTGATATTGGTGATATTTTTGACATGGAAAACCTTGAAGTTGTTATTATTCCTGATAGTGAAATAGATAAGGTAGAGAAGAACGTATATATTTCCCATACTCGCGTTAATAGTAAGTCTGTACAAGCTGGTCGTCGGCCTTATAGAGCACCTGTTGGCCATCCTTACTCTGGTGATCCTGGTTATGGCGATAATGCTTATGGTTACGGTGGTTATAATGGGTATGGAAGCTCTATTAATGGTGGCAAAATGGACGAAGGAGGTTCTTACGTTGGTAATTATAACTTTCAATATATTTCATATGATCCTGAACTCGATTCATTATTTTCAGATATCGAAGAGATTAATGACTGGGGTGGTAAAGGGCAGCTTGAAGACCATAATTTTATTACTGTTATTCGTACCATGGTAGATTATATTTGTTCATATAGTGAATTTAACAATAATACTGCCTCTGCTATGCTTGACCAGCTTAGTGTTAATATCACCAAAGAAGATTTTGATAAAATCATGAGGGCATATATGCCTGAGGAGTCAGTATAATGAATTTTATTAATGAAATGTATTCAAAAGTTAATGCAGTTATAGATAATTCTCTTGAGTATGGTCGGCTTAAGGGTAGGGATATTGATGTTCCTAATAATATTGTTGTATTGGGGGCTGGCGGAACTGCTAGCTGGTTTGCTCCAAAGTTATCTAAGATAATTAATGATGCTTTAGACAAGGGACTTTTACAATATGTTTCTCGTCGTCCTATTAATATCTGTTTTATTGATGGTGATTCTGTAGAAGAAAAGAATCTTATTCGTCAGAATTTTATTAGTCATGATATTACTAAGAATAAAGCAGAAGTTATTCATGGTAGATATGGTATGCAGCTTAATACAACTGTTAATAGTGGATATATTGATAAGTATTTATCTAATAAAGAATATTCACCTATTAAGGCAGATGTGTCAGATAGGTTTGTTGATATTTCTGATTTGGGATTTTTTTCAAATATTAAACATAAAAATATTTTATTTTTAAATCTTATTGATAATGCTGTTACTAGAAAGATTGTTCATCTTACTGCTAATGACTGTAGAATGGGTATTGTAATTGATGTTGCTAATAATGAATATAATGGTCAGCTTACTACTTCTATATATCATTCTCGCGAAAGAAGTCTTACAGTAGATTTTGATATTATTAGTAGCTGGTTCTATAATGAATTACCTGAACAGCTTGATTTAAAAGACAATGTGTCTGTATTCAGCTGTGCTGATGTAGATGCTGAATCTTCTGATCAGTTATTTAATGCTAATGATATGGCTGCTACTGTTCTCAGTAATTATCTTAATGACTGGATTGTTACTAATAGTGTAACATATGGAAGAGTTGATTTTGTTACTGGTTCGAATATGTCTATTACTAATAGCAATAGATTTTATAATAAGAACCTAATGGATAACCTTGTAAAATTATCCAATACTGATATTCCAGAAAATGAGCGTTCTCCTCATGTAAAAGCAGCTATTGAGATTGGATTAATATCTCCTGATAATTGCAGCAAGGATTTTCAGGTGTATTCTGAATACTCTACTAGGATAAAGGAAAGCATGTAATGAAGCAGCTTGGATCTTATCAAACTAAAGAGATCCTTGGTGATCTTATATCTATTAGTAAGAAATTCGAACAGATATATGGGATTATTAGGTCAACTATTAGTTGTACGAATCATGAACTTGGTCAAAATTCTGTTGGCATCTTATCTACATTCCCTGAAAAATATAGCGATGAGATCTCTTCTTTTATTGAGAGTTATGAATTTGGCTTAAGTCAAATTGGCCATATTAATGGTCACAGCATACCAAAGTTAGCATATCTTATGTCTGTTGATTATAATTATCAGACTGCGGGTCCTGATCTGCGTCCTCTTCATGGCCTTGATAATGAACGTAGCTTGTTACCATCCGATTCTGTTATAACTAGCGAATTTTATAATCCTGGCAGTGTTATGTATTCACAGGTGAAGGATCCAGATAATACTTATTCTCTTGAGAAAATTGATTCTGATGTTATGATTGGCGAAATTATTGGTAGCATTAACAAGCATATTGGCATTCTTGGGAAGTATTCTAATAGTGTAATCTTTAGGCATCGCAGTATTGATGGGAGAAAAATTTCTTTAATTAATCCAAAGCTTTCTCCTGATGTCATTAATCAGATAGAGTCTTCTTTCAAGAATATATCTAGAATATTTTATAATCTAAATAATGATTTATTCCTTAGTCAAGATGGTGTTAGAGATCATGTTGTTGGCTTTATAAAGAATAAGAGCTATATAGATCATGCTAAGGCGCATCTTGGTTGCAAAAGCGCTATATCTGTGGACATAAGTAAATTTTACAACAGTATTTCTCTTGTTAATATGATTGATAATAATTTATTTTATAATTCTATGAAGACTTGGTTCAAGTATAAAACTGGAGATGAGTTTATGCCTAGTAAGTTTAAGGATCCTTATAATCATAATACGGTTGATAGATTGCTTGGACTCATGAATGTTCAGTTTATTGGTATTATGAATTTCTTAACACATAATGGCCAGTTACCTACCGGTGCTAGCTATTCTCCTGATATATCTAATCTATTACTGGCTACAGTTGATAGTGATATTACAGAAAATATTAAATCTCTTCCACATGACCTTAAGTATACTAGATATGCGGATGACATTTGTATATCCAGTAATGTGGCTAAGAACGATGATGGCAGCTATGTTCTTAATATCGAAAATGTCCGTGATCTTGAAAAGATAGTTAAGGATAGTGGGTTTTATTTGAATTACGATAAAACAAAAATAATGGGTCCAAGGGATAGAAAGAAGATAGCTGGACTAATTCTTGACCATACCTCATCTCCTCCTAGATTATCTATTGGTTCCAAGAAGAAGCTGGAGCTTAAAGAAAAATATCAAGGATTAAATTATAGAAATCTAAACGATTCAGACCGTGGAGTTCTTAACTGGGTTAATAGTATTAACCCAAAACAATATGAGTTTATTTGTGCTGGTATTAGTAATGCTCCTGGTGCTAATATTGCAATAACTGGCTCTGGTTCTACTAGAGAGGCTGTTGTTTATTCAGATCCATTTGATTGGTTTGAAGTGGGTTTAACTATGCCAGATGAATGGCATGTTAATGCTGAACCAGTATTTTGAAAAAGGTAATAAAATATGTTAAATATAATCGGTCATGATCTAAGTGCCGTAGATAAGGATAATATTAAGAAGATTTTTTCTTATACTCCATTATCTAAAAATAAACAAATGATAATCGATCTAAAATATGTTGACTTTGAAATTGATGATTATAATACGATTTTTGCCATTGGTAAAGTTGCTACGCGATTAATAGTTAGAGAGTTAGTTAAGGGTGGGAAAATAAGCCAGAGTGTTTTCGTTGGAAATGATTTATATAATCAAGATGCTGGTTTCATGTTTGTAAATGTTGGTCTTGAAGTCGTAGATATTATGACATCTCAAGAAAACAAGGATTTTATGTGGGATAAGGTATCCAATGCTGTTGATCTTTATCTTAAGATTAATCCCGATGATATTACTGCTGGTGAAAATGAAGTAGTCAAAGAAACTATTGTAATAGATTCTGCTGTAGTGGATGATGCTTGGCCAGATACTGGCCTTCCTAAATCTAATGCTCCTGCTGTAATCCAGCCTATTGGTGATAATGTTACCTATCAAGTGGGCGATATATTAGATAAGCTTTATGAGCATGTCTCTTTGTCTGACCCTAGTCTTGGAAAGATGTTATCTAAGTATGAGAAGTTTACTCTTCATACTACTAGTGGGGATTTAAATATATATCCTACAACTAGAATGCCTGATAGTGATGAAGATCCTTCGATAACATTTAAGGACCTTGTTGTGCTTCTCAAGTATTTTACTATAATGAATGCAGAGCATGTAACCCTGAAGAAGAAAGATGGAAACATTACTGATTAAGTTCTTTAAGAATTTCATGACTACTATAATAATTTATTATTCTAGAAAATTAGTGTTTTATATTGATTTTCTATTACAGTCGTCTTTTGATGATTCTACTGTTGTGTGTCATAGATGTGGTGAAGAATTTAGAATAAAAATAATTGAACAATTGTCATTAGATAATTGTTTATCATGTGGGGAACCTTTTAAGGATTCCTACGAAAAAAATGTGCAAGATGTCGAGGTGATTAATGACAGGAATGATTGATGATGAAGATAATAACGATGGCTCAAAGTCATTGATAATTAAAACAGATGATGATGGAAAAATGTCAATGGATTTTGATGGCGAATATAAGCTATATGAAGTCTTTGGTATTTTAACTGTAACTATGGCGGACATGTTTGTTAAGAACTTTATGGTTCCTTATATGAATGAACAATCTGTAAAGATTGTGGAGCATTTAAAAAATACTACTGCAGAACCTCAGGCTGACATTAATAATGGCATTAAAGATGTTGCAGAACTTAATCTTAGTGTTAAAAAAATAATGTCTTTAGTGAATCAATTTAAGGGCATTCAAGACACTCCATCTTCTGGCTCTAGTTAATGAGTATAAAGTTTTGTGCTATAGATCCTTCTATGGCATGTACTGCTTTAACCATATTACAACACACTAGTAGCAATGATAAGTTTAAGATAGTAGATAAGGTTAGCCTTAGTACTAAAGGTATTAAATATCCCGACCGATGGGAGAAAAAGATTGGTATGTATGAAATGTTTACATATTGGCTAACTCCTAGGATAGAAGAAATATCATTTTTTGTAATTGAGAATTATTCTTATGGAAGTGCTGGTCATTTGGCAGACCTAGGTGAGCTAAATGGTATGTTTAAATATTTCTTATGGAAACATGGTAAGTATATAGATGTTATAGCTCCATCTAGTGTTAAGAAATTAATAACTGGTGATGGTCGTTCTAAGAAAGACATAGTTGCAAGAGATGTTGTTAATTTTATCACTAATGATGTTGTATTTAATAATACTGATGAGTCTGATAGTGCAGCAATAGGCATTGCCTATGCCTTGAAGATGATGAGGATAGAAGATGAACAAGAATAGAATTAGGGATCTTATTAAGACTCTAGATTTAAGTTTGGAAGAGCAATCGCTATCCAATGAAGAATACCTTGTTTTCATTGCTAATCTGTTGATTGCCTTTGGAAAGAATGGTCTTTCGAATGATGCTGAATTATCCGTTATCAATGTTAATGATTCTTCTAGTGTAGAATATGCTCTTAATATTTATCCCAATAATCCTTTTTTATCTAGTGTATTACAAGGACATGCTGTAATTAAATGGTCAGAATTTTTTAAGGAGTGATTTATGGATGAAGAAGTTGAGGGTACACTTGCGGAAACTGTCGCTAATGCGTATCCGGACTATGAAAGACTTGCCTTTATAGCAAATGATTCCATTCGCTTCAGGGATAAAACATTATCTGAATGGGCAGAAGAATCTAAGCTCACAAGGATTTCAGGAGACTTGTCTCTTGATGAGCTTGAACAATATAATATTGATTTTATTAATATTAGCGATTCTATAATGACAAATCTTAGCTATGCTAGATCGTCTTATGGGCTTGCTAAGCTACAATACTCTAGAATGTTAAACCTTACTAAGGCCGCGATACTTGAAGAGCGTAGAGGGTCTAATGCAAGGGCTCCTGGTGCTGACATCCTTGAAGGTATGGCTAGATCTAGGATTATGGATGATTATTCTTCATATAAGCTTTCAGATATGTTACTCGAGTTTTGGAAAACTATGCATGATAAGCTTCGGCTTATAGATAATAGGCTTACTGGTATGAATATCCTAAGAAATGTTGAGAGTAAGTATGCCGTCCACAACTAAGAGAAAGGTTAATAAGCAAGATATTGTAGATATAATTAGAGACGTATTTGTCACAAAAGAAGATGCTGAGTATGTATATGAAAAGATACATGAAAAGGTTTTGGATTCATTGCTTAATGGCTATGATGTAAATCTGTTTGGTTGTGTTGCGATAGAGGCGGTACATAAAAATGAGAGAATTATACCTGGTGCATTTGGTGGCGATGATATACATCTCCCTAAAAGACGTATTCTTAAAACCAGAGTTTATCCCACTCTCTCTAGTGAATGGGATTTTATGAACGGAGCATCCTAATGAGTATAGTTTTAATAGACCGCAATATAGACTGTGACACTGTTAATAGGTTTATGTCTGTTAATATATCTAATGTGGATTGTATTATTATTGATTCATCCTTATTTATCAATGAGCTTATTGCTATAGGTTCTATCTCTACAAGTGATCCTCTTGGATCATTTAATGTTTTGAGATCTAAGATATTTAATAATGAATTTTTTAATAATAAAGATTCTATATCTTCCATACAAATGGTAGATGAGATTATTAATCACATATATGAAGAGGATGTTGATTCTTTTCTATTAGGGGCATTCTTATATGATATTCCCGTATTCATTGATGGCTGCGAAGTTTTTAATGATGGTAAAAGTACACATATATACATAGACTCTAATCTAGATATTAAATTTTTGACATATGCCAAGTCTAAATATGATTTAGATGAGTCTTACTTGATTAACTATTATGATGATAATCATACCTTATTGGGATTATATAATAAAACCATTTCGGTGGTTATGAAAAAAAAAATGATATATGAAGGACAATTATTGGATGACAAATCCCATGTTGGTTCCTTGTATAATGAATTGATTGGTACAGTATGATAAGCAAAGACAAAGAAAGAGCTATAAAAGTAGCTCTTTCAACTCTTAAGAAAAAATATGGTGATGACTGCTTTATAGATGCAGATAATATATCTAACCTACCTTCTATATCCACAGGGTCTTTACTTCTGAATGAGTGTATTGGTATTGGTGGCCTACCAGAAGGCAGGGTAGTTGAAATATACGGCGGTGAATCCAGCGGTAAGACCACATTGATTACATTAATTGGTGCAGAAGCACAAAAGAAGTATCCTGAATCATATATAGGTATTGTTGACATAGAGCATGCTTTTAATCCTGCATATGCATCTGAACTTGGGCTTAACGTTGATGACTTATTATTTACTCAACCAGATAGTGCGGAAGAAGCACTAGATACTATGCTGTCTTTGATTAATAGTGGTGCATGTTCTGTGGTTGTGCTTGATTCTGTTGGCGGTTTGCAAACTAAGCAACAGCTTGAGAAAGGTATTGGAGAAGCTACTATGTCTGAAGTGGCAAGAATTCTTAGCCAGACTTTGCCTAAAATTGTTAAAGCAGCTAAGCATACTGATACATTGGTTATATTTATTAATCAAATTAGAGCCACTATGTCTATGTATGGCAAACCTGAAACTACAATGGGTGGAAATGCATTGAAGTTCTTTAGCTCTGTTAGGCTTGAGATGAAAAAGACTGAAGTAATGCTTAGTGGCACTGAGCCTGTTGGGCAAAGAGTTAAGATTAAAGTTGTTAAGAATAAGGTTGGTCCACCATTTGGTGTTGTTGAGGCTGATCTATACTTTGGGCGTGGTTTTGATCAATCTATTGAAATTGTAGATATTGCTATTAAGAGGGAAATAATAAGGCAGGGCGGTGCTTGGTATTATCTGGAAGATGAGACCAAATTCCAAGGCAAGACTAATCTGATTGAATATATTAATAGTAATGATGAATTATTCGAAAGCCTGAAAAGTAGAATATTTGGTGAAGATGATGAAAAAGCTGAAGTTATCAGTGGAACTAGTTCCGAAGATGAGCTGATCGGGTAACTTAAGGAAGTTTCTGAGTAGTGAAGAGTGGGACATGGTTAGACTTGATACATATCATAAAGCTGGAAACATCTGCCAGATATGTGGGGACAATGGAATTTCTCAGGGGTTAAACCATGCAGTGGAATGTTATGAAGAATGGAAATATGTTTATCCAAACTATAGAAATTCTTATCTTAGACCAACACAAATCTTAAAGGAGCTAGTATGCCTTTGCCCAAGATGCCACGAAGTAAAGCATATTGGCCTTGCAAGAGTCAGGGGCCGTGGTAGAGAAGCTATGGAACATTTCATGTTTATTAATAATCTTAGTAAGCATGTATCAAATATTGAAATCGGTCTAGCCTTTAAGGTGTGGAACGTTAGGAATAATGTTCAGTGGGATGTTTCCTGTGGACTTATTGAAAAAAATTTGGATTTAAGGTAAATAAAAAATGAACACAAGTACACTCGAGGATGTCAAAGCTTTTCATATCGCATTTGGACACCCAGTAGAAGACTTATTAACAGTACCCGATGCTGAGACCGTAAAACTTAGGCTTAGACTAATACTAGAAGAATATATTGAACTGGTTCTTGCTACTACTAATGATAGTATGACTAGCTTTTCTATTCTCACACTACTTAATGAAGCTGATGAGTTTATTAAAAAGATGGATGAATCTGATATTGAGGTAGACCATATTGAAGTAGCAGATGCTTTAGGTGATATAAAATATGTTGTAGATGGTTCTGCTCTTGTTTATGGTATCCCTCTTGATGATGTGTCTAAAGAGATTCATAGATCTAATATGAGCAAACTTGGCGAAGATGGTAAGCCTATCTATCGCGAAGATGGTAAAATTAAAAAAGGCAAGGATTATACTGCTCCAGATATTTGTCGCATATTGGAGAACATGTCATGACTTGTAAGACTAAAGTCATAATGTGTATGCAAGATGATGAGATCGATGACATAGAGATAGATGCAGTTATTGAACATTCTACTAGGGGTTCTTCTAAATCTGGTTATCAAACAAGTATCGTTTTTCATAATTATAATAAGTCTGCTATTGCTGCCATTAATCATGAGATACTTAGCAGCATAATCCTTGTATATGCCAGTGATCTTGGTATCGTTACTAAGTCAGTAGGAATGTTAGATATTAAAGATTTTGAGATAGAATATTCATTTGGGTTTATGGATAATCGCCCTAGTGAAAGAATATCACTTGATCATTGGGACTTCTTTGTTAGTGAGAGTGCTAAATGACTACTGTTATTAATGTTTTTGCTGGCCCTGGTGCCGGAAAGTCTACTGTAGCTGCTGGTTTATTTTATGCACTTAAGATACGCGGAGTTAATGTAGAGCTAGTTACAGAGTATGCTAAAGATAAGGTTTGGGATGAGCATGAATTTATTTTTAATAACCAATTATATCTGTTTGCTAAACAGTATAATAGGTTATTTAGATTACTCGATAAGGTTGATTATATAGTTACTGATTCTCCCATATTGCTTAGTGCTCATTATGGATCTGATATGAGTAAATCATTTATTGATCTAGTGATAGAGACACATAATGGATTAGACTCTTTAAATTTCTTTTTAGCTAGAGATATAAATGTACAGTATAAAAATTCTGGCAGGATGCATAGTCTTGAAGAGGCAGTAGAAATTGATGTTCAAATTAAATCTCTATTAGATGATACTAATACCGAATATTTTAATACTATATGCAGCGATGGTGTAGTTCAAGATATTATTCATCATATTGGTGATAGATAATGAGTGATGAATTTAGTTTTGAAATAACTGACGAAGGCTTTGATGAAGTCGAAGAAGTGGTGATCGGTCTAAATAGACAAGATGTATCTGACAATGCTATCTTTGTTTTGTATTCAAATGAAAGTGTTCTTAATGTTGTATCTAGGCCTGGATGTAAATATCATGGCATGATGGATTCACAGGCGCTTTTGTTTGATCTTATAGATTATATTAAAGATAATAATTTGGATATATTAAATCATTTCACTATTGATATAGTGAAAACTGGAAGGTAGTAAAATGAGAAAGCTAGTAACAATTAGAAAAAATAGTGCTATAGAGCCAATTGATGGTGATGATGTTACAGAAAGAGCTACAGTCGATGGATGGGATCTTGTCGTAAAGAAGGGTGAGTTCTCTATTGGCGATAGCGGTGTATATTTTGAGATAGATTCTGTCTTACCTGAGGATGATAGATATGCTTATGGGGATTGATAATGATATTAATATGCTAAAGGCCCTAGAGGATGCATGGAATGATAATCGGGATGGTTTTGATATTAAATGTGATACTCTCGGTGATCCAAAATGACTGAAACATACACTGGACTGCATCAGCATAGTGTTTATTCCGTTCTTGATGGCTTTGCAAAAGTAGAAGACATGGTTGTGCGAGCCAAAGAGCTAGGCATGAATGGCGTTTGTATTTCTGATCATGGGACTATGGCATCGGCTTTCGAATTGAATAAGCAATGCAAGAAGCATGGCATGAAGCCAATCTTTGCCAATGAGATGTATATGGCCCCTACCAGTAATCTTGTTAAGGAAAGACTAGAAGGTTATAAGCCATCTTATCATCTAATAGTGATAGCTAAGAATGATATTGGATACAAGAACTTAATGCGCCTTACTAGTGATAGCTGGGTTAATGGTAAATATTATAAACCAAGAACTTCTATGTCTAAGTTGTCAGAGCATAGAGAAGGCTTAATTATTCTTGCTGCTTGTATTGGTGGTATGTCTCAGCAACTCTTCCTGGAGGGAAGGGTTGAGGAGGCTGAAGATCATATACTTGAAATGCAACAAATATTTGGTAGTGACTACTATCTAGAGGTTCAATATACTGGACTCAAAGAACAAGAGCTTGTTAATGACTTCTATTTTGAAATGGGAGAGAAACATGGTTTTGAGATTGTTGTTACTGCAGATTCTCATTATGTAGAGAAAACTGATTCCAAGTATCACAATGCCCTAGTAGCTATCAACACTGGTGGAAAAATTATTGGCGAGAAGAAAGCAAATCTTACTGATGAAGATATAGATCAAGATGAATCTGGTATGTATTACACTCCCGGTGAATATTTTATGAAATCTCATGATGACCTGGTTGATACTGGTCAGTTTGTAGATTGCATGGAGGCATTCGCTCTAAGTAATAGTATTGCTGAACAGTGTAATGTTGAATTTATTACTGGTCAGAAATATATCCCCATAATAGAGGGTGTTAATGATGAAGATGCTGAACTTAAAATGGTTTGCGAAAATGGACTTAGATCTTTTCTAGCGGAGCAAGATAGAGTACCAATGAGTGATGAATTAGTCTCTGAATATTGGGATAGACTATATTATGAACTTGAAATTATTGCCAAAATGGAGTTTTCTAGATACTTCTTGGTGGTCTCTGAGTATGTACAATGGTCAAAAGATAATGGTATAATGGTCGGTGGTGGTCGTGGCTCTGCTGCAGGTTCATTGGTTGCTTATACAAGTAAGATAACTAATGTAGACCCCATAAGATATGATCTACTATTTGAAAGATTCCTTTCAAGAGGTAGAGCTAAGCGTCCACAAGTAGATTGCCCAAATTATACCTATGAAGAATATTCGAACGATAAGGAGAATGCCTAATGGCAAAAGAAACTAGTACGCCTAATGAGCCCGAGCAAGGTCCCGGACTTATCTGGGCTGCAGGTCATGGTGTGGGTGGCAATTGGTCACTCAAAAGAACAACAGTCGAAGACAAAATAAGGGTTAGTGATGTTAATCAGCTTAGAACTTTTATAGAACAATTATATAACCATACTCATTCATACGAGGACGTTGCAAGTACTAGTTCAAGCACTACTACTTGCTAATTAAATTTATGATTAATGCAAAATATTTAGGTTCGGTGTGTGGTGATAATCTACATGCAACAATGGATGAGCTAGTTGCTTATCTTAGTGATGATAAAAATATTGTTATCACTAGTACTGAATTTCAAGCTACTGCCTTATACTTTAGACATCAATTGGTAACCTATGATATCTATGTTAAGTATCAAGCCTTAATCTATTCTATTAGAACTGCTCTTGCTCAGGTTGATGGACTTACTCTTGAAGAGAGGGTCAGATGTCATTACCTATCTGCAATACTTGCTATTCCAATTATTAGTGGCGAATCATATATGGTTTATCAAAAGATTAGAGTTGATATCAATAGATATGCTGATGGCTATAAGAAATTTTCTGAACAATATCAAATAGTTAGAGACTTATGTTCTGGCCATCCTGGTCTTAGTATTATAAGTATGCCATTTAATAGAATGATTACAGAGATGCACTCTGTATTAGAGTTTGCTGCCGATACTGATAAATCTAACGATTTAGATATTATTGATTTTGGTCTTAGCTGATATGACTAAACAAGAAATCTGGGCTAGATGGGAGTCTCATAAGAAACACATGGTGCTTACTCTTACACGTAGTTGTAATCTTAGATGTTCTTATTGTTATGAATTTAATGACGATGGTGCTTCCATACTTGTTGATAGAGGTGTATCAGAGATGTCTATATGTACTGCTATTAGTTCTATTAGAGACATAAAACCTGATATGGTTAGGTTTTATGGTGGTGAGCCATTGCTTAGGGCCGATGTTATTATGGCTGTTATGGATGAATTTCCTCAACTTGATTTTGGTATTAATACTAACGGGATGCTTCACAGAAAACTCCCTGACGAGTATTGGGCAAGGATGCTTCATGTAGAGCTATCAATAGATGGCATAGATGATACTACAAGAACTGAAAATCTTGATAAATATTATAAGGCTGTAGATGCTATCAGGGAGAAGGTTCCAATACAGGAAGGTATAACATGCTCTGTTACATTATCAGATTCATATTCTGATTATACTATATTTAATAGAATTCGAGATATCTACAATAGATTTAATATTAATGTGTTCCAAGTTGGTATAGCTACAAATCAACAAATACATAGGTCTATTGTCATGAATGATAGTGTTTTTATTAAAAAGTATGCTGGTGAGATGATTGAAGCTTACGTTAATTCAGCGGCTTCTAATCTTCCACTTATAATAAAGGGTCGTGACCAGTTATCTGCTAATATAAATGGCAATACAGAGTGCAGTAGTTTGTCTGGTCAGTATGCTGCAGTTGATGTTGATGGAACCATTGGCACATGCCATGTTGCATTGGGTAATAATATTGATTTGTCTAATCACAATCTTGATAATACTACTTTTGCTTGCCCATACGTTAAAGAGACTAATCCAGAATTGGCAATTGCCCTTACTGAGAATGCTGAGTTATTAACCTTCTGCACTCTTCTTGAGACTATTAATTTTGAAATGTATATGACTGAAAATGAGTTAGATAAGCAATCTTTTATACAGATGATTAATCATCATCTTGATAATCAAAATGCCTAAACATGTCTATAAATACAAAAACAATAATTATATTATAAACGAGTTCGAATTTTCTGATGCAGAAGTACAGCATCTTTTTAATTCAATGGTTAGTAATCCGGATCATTACAATGTTATTAATCCAGACTCGCCATTAGAACTTGCTAAATCACTAGCCTCTAGTGGTTATGAAATTAAATCTATATATTCCAATGAAGCATTAGTTGCTATTGTAATAATAGAACACGATCCCTCTAGTTACCCTTGCGTATCGCTTCATTTTATTAATAAGAAAGAATATAGAATATCAATGATATTGACAGACTATATTATGCGTATGAATATTAATTATTCTACATATGTATTCTTTACTAAAAATATCTTGATTGCTAAGTATGTAGTAAAAAAATTAGGTGGTTATATAAAAAGCTTTGAGGACAATGAGTATGAAGTCATTGTCCCTTATGGAGAAAAATGTGGATGAAATATTTGTATCTATTGATACTATTTTAAATAAAGAACTTGTCGTTGATAATAAGTATAAATACAAGGACTTGACTCTTATTAACATGATCATGACAAGAAAGTGTAATTTTGATTGCACCTACTGTAGTCCTGCTGGTACAAAAATAAAAATGCATGATTTTTCCAGTAAAAATATTGAAGACATAGTTGTTGGAGATATTATTCTTGGATACAATGAAGAATCTGATGGCAGTAATGGGAGAAAATTGGAACCAACAGTTGTTACGGAAATTAAAAATCATGAAGCTGATAATGTTCGTGCCCTGAATATAGATAATGAAATCTTAAATTTAACTGCTGAAGATCCTATTCTTTATAAATCTCATGGTAGGAATAATCATAGATGGGGTAAGGTTGAAAACCTTAAATCTGGATATAAAGTATTGAAATTGAATGTAGATGATTTTGAGCCCAATAATGATATAGATGAAGACTATATCATTGGATATATAGTTTCTGCAATGTTAGGAGATGGACATTTTTCTAAGCGTAAAGATAAGAATGGGCATGATGCATATAAGTTTAGATTTGTAGTCAAGGATCAGGATGTTAATGATAGGTTTGAAGTATTCATGGATCATTTAGGCTTTGATTTTAATAAATATCCATACAAAATATCTAGCAAGCATAATACATATCGTGATGCTATTAATAGTGGGGAAAAAGATACCTATTATAAATTCATGGATTTAGTGAGTGAAAATTTTAGAGTAAATAAATCTTTAAATTATTTTAGGGGATTTTTATCTGGTATTTATGATACTGAAGGAAGTATAGATGAGAAATCGAAAATTATAAGAATATTTAATTCAGATAATAATATAATAAGTGAGTTAACTGAAGGATTGAGTATACTTGATATTGCACACACTTTTGATAAAGAAAAGAAAACTAAAAATAAGCATGTTAAAGTTGTTAGATTATTAAATTCTCCTATTAATAATTCTATAAAATTTATATCTTTGATTAATCCTGCTTGTTATAGAAAAGGATATAGTAATTTTTATGATTATAATATTTTTAAAGATGTGGAAATCAGCGATATCGAAAAGGTAGAAGGTATTCATACTGTATACTCTCTTTCTACAGAATCTAAAACTTACATTGCTAATAATGTTGCAGTTCACAACTGTCCAGAGGATAAAGATCAGAAGAACATCGGTGATTGGACTCCTGAACTATTTCGGTCTTTACTTCAATTCTGTGATAAAGAATCGCAAAGGAATGTTGTTACAATCTCGTTTTTTGGTGGAGAACCATTATTGAAATGGAAGTTAATAAAGAAACTTCTTATTGAGTGTGAGGATGACTTAGTTAATTCAAAAGTCACTTTCAATATCAATATATCAACCAATGCATACCTTATGGATGAATCTGTTCAACAATGGATGACTGAATGGGGCGATAGAACTGGTGTTATCGTAGGGTTCCTTCTGTCTGTTGATACATTCCTCGAAGACAATACTCAGCGCATACAAAAGAAGTCTAGGCTTCCTGGCCTTGATGTTATTGTTGCTAATCTTGATTTAATGAAAGAGTCTTATCCTAGACTAATGAAGAATTCTACTTTTAGAATTTCTCTAATGCATGATCTGGTATATCGTGTCTATGAAGATATGAAAATCATGGTTGGGTATAATCCATTCAGTGTTATTGTACATCCTATCACTACACATGACAAAGACGAAGACAAGTGGTCTCCCGAGCTTTGGGACGAGTTTGAAAAAGCAGTCAATGATATCGCTATGTATTCTTTAATGAATAGTAATGTTGCTATCGAGTGTATGGAAGGCGTGTCTGATAAGGGTGGTAACTGTGGTGCAGGATCTTGGATGTTAGGTGCTGATTCTTCCGGTGATCTTTATTCATGCTACTTTACTGCACATGATGGTGATAAGACTGATGCTGTAGCCAGCTATGTTAATGGTGATCATTATGAACAGGGTCATAGATATATAGACATTGTATATGATTCTAAGTGTGATACGTGTAATACTGAGTATTGTCATCAGTGTCATATTAAAAATGTTATTCATACAGGTGATTACTTCTGTCCGGCCTCTTGGTGTGTAGAGATCGCTACGATGTATAAAAACACTAAGCACTTGTGTGATCTTACTTCCGTTAATGCATGGCATAGTCCAGATACTGGTTTATCCATGAAGTCTTTTCATGAAAGCATAATGTGTTATACAAATAGTATAGCTGGATTTTTACAAGGCGCTATAGCTGGTGAGCATTTTACACCGGAAGAGCATTGTGGTTGTGAGATAACTGAAGGTTCTATTACTGAGGCTATGGAAATATTGGCTAATATGGACTTGCTTAAGATAACTTCTGAGAAGATTATGCTGAATAGTATGGTTAAGTAATAATAAAAACAAAAAAAAGTAATTAATAAGCCCCTTGATTGGGGCTTATTTGTCTGAGGTATATATGAGTTTAAGAATATTAGTAGAGGAACGTGTATCTTCTGATAGATATATTGGTCGTGAGGCTAATATTCGCTTTGAATTGAACCATCTTGAGTTGCATGATCTTGATGATTATCTATTTACTTGCTTTACAAAAGGCATAAAAGATGAATCTAATCTTACTAATAGTAATATTAAATATCTTCTAGGCATGACTGATACTATATCTGATGGTGCTGTTCACACTAAGGGTGGCAACTGGCCTGATATAGACATTGACTTTCAACATGATGTCAGGGATAAGGTTAAGGGCCATCTTAAGGATGTTTATGGTGAAGAATGTGTTGCCTCTATAGGTACGGTTACATTTGCCAAAGCCAAAGGCGTTTTTAAGGATGTTGCTAGGATATATGGTCTTCCTTTCCAGAAGTCGAATGATATATCTAAGCTATTTCCAGAGATGTGTGAGTCTATAGATGAAGCCATAAGTGGATCTCCTGACCTACGAGCTGTTATATCTACTGATCCTGAAGTAGAAGAGGTGTTTGAGTATGCAAAGGCACTAGAGGGTACTGTGAGGGCTATAGGTGTACATGCTGCTGGTGTTGTTGTATCACCTATACCTGTTACCGATATAGTTCCTCTTTTTGAATCAAAAGGTGAAGCTGTAACAATGTTCGATGGACCTACTCTTGAAGAGATAGGTCTTATTAAATATGACATCCTAGGGCTTAAGGCTCTTACTGTCATATCTAGAACCATAGATATGATTAAGGATAGATCTGGTGTCGTTATTGATATAGACAAGATACCAGAAGATAGTTCGGAAGCATATGAGATAATAAGTTCTGGCAATACTCTTGGAATTTTTCAACTTGAAGGTTCTAAAGCTTTAAGAGATTTTGCTGCATCATGTGAACCTAAGAGTATAGGTGATATAGGTGCAATTATTTCTCTATATAGGCCTGGCCCAATAGGTCTTGGTGCGCTTGATGAATATGTATATAGAAAGACAGGTAAAATAGAAGCTGTTTTTGATATACCTGAATTTAATTATATATTTGAAGATACATATGGTTTATTAATATATCAAGAGCAGTTAATGAGACTGTCTGGTGATATGTGTGGATTCGACGATATAGAAAGGGATGTTTTAAGAAAGGCTACGGCCAAGAAGGATGCTGAATTGTTGGCATCGCTTAAGGAGAATTTCGTTGAGGGTGCTGTTAAAAAATCAGGACAAGATAGACAAAGGGTGTCAGAACTCTTTGATAGGATGGAAGCTTTTAGTAGGTACAGTTTTAACAAGTCTCATGCTATTGCCTATTCTTACATTACTTATCAGACAGCATGGTTAAAAGCACTTTATCCGTCTGAATATATGGCTTCATCTATATCGTGCGAGCCCGAATCCGATCAGCAATCTATATACATGTCTGATGCTAGAAGGAATGGTGTTGAGGTTCTTCCACCTGATATTAATCACTCTAGCAGGGACTTTGTTGTTGGTGAATCTGGTGAGATATTATTTGGGTTTAGCTCAATTAAAGGACTTGGTTCTGCTGCTATAGATAAGTTGCTTAATCTAAAACCTCATACTAGTTTTGGAGATTTTTTAATAAAGTCATTTCATGCTAAGGGTGTTAATAAAAAAGTTATAGATGCTTTGATATGTTCTGGGTCTTGTGATGCATTTGGATTTAAAAGATCATGCCTATTAGCTGGTTTTGAAAGATTCCTTATGGATTATGCCAATGAAGCTGAAGAGGAATATTCATCTGAGTTAGCTAGAAAGTTCTGTAGGCTTGAAGATAAGTATTTTGATAATCCTAATATACAAGAATTTCCCATGCTTAAGATTCTTGAGATGGAGAATATGCTATTGGGTGTACATATATCCGGTAACCCTTTTGATTTTGCCAGAGCACTTGTGTCTGAAAATCATAGGTCAATCGATTACCTAAATGGTGTAGATGGTGGTTCTCATTATGCTCTTGTACAAATAGATAAGGTTAAGCAAATAACTACCAAGAAAGGTGATCCGATGGCATTTATAGATGTCACGGATAAAGATGGTAGTAGTACGAACATGGTTATATTCCCCAATGTTTTCAATAAGTTACAGAAGACATTGGTAGAGAACAAGTATGTACTCATCTTCCTTAATGTTAAGCTAGATAGCAGGGGAAGAGGTTTCCTTGTTGTTAACATTCAAGATCTTACATCTGAGCTTGATTCAGTATCAGATAAAGCTGAAGCTGAAAAGAATATGAAAAAAATAGATCTTATTATAAGCAATGTTAGTCCTGTAAGGATTCGTTCAATAATGAATAAGATTAATGATTATAAAATGGATAAAGATACAGGATACTCTGCGTCTCTTCTTGTAGATATTGGAGATGCTATGTTTAATATAGCCACATTTGATATACGTAAGATAGATATTGCAATGCTAAGATCATTTAGTAAGGTTGCGGGGTTGACTGTCAAAAGAGGGGTTTAATGGGTTCTGATAAAGATTTTATTAAAAAATGCAAAATGCATTTTGGTAAGACTCCAGAACATATTAATTATATTTTAGAAGATCACGTAGATAGAATTAAACAACTCGAACAGAAGCATGATGAGGTTAGTCCCATCATGGCTGGCATAATAGCAAAATTAGAATCTATTAGTGGATGCTTAGTAACTGAAAATGTACTAAGTGAAAAAATGATAGATTTAGAAATAGTAAGAATGATTAAGAATAAATAAAAATTAGTAAATGGAGAAAAATATGGGAATATGGGATTTAGTTGACGAGCATTTAATGGAGCCACCGGCTCTAAAGACAGATAGATTGCCAACATTTTATCCATCATCATCAGCTTGCATTAGCGATGTGGATGGTACGACACCTGTTGGTGCATGCTTAAGAGCGAATTATTATAGATGTGCTGGTTATGACAAGTCTGATGCAGATAGCTTATGGTCACAGTATGTTTTTGCAGGCGGCATTATATGGGAACAATGGATACTTGATAAGATTAAGGCTGCTGGTCATTTACTTGGTAGTAATATTAAGTTCGTTGATGTTGACAGATATATTTCTGGTGAACTTGATGGCATCGTAAAGGATCCTGATACTGGCAAGACCATGATAATTGAAATTAAGACCTTCTTTGGCTATGAAGCGAAAAAGAATCTATGTGGCAATAGAACTGTTACCCCTAAGCCTAAAGATCCTCACCTTTTGCAGTCCTTTTTCTATCTTGGTCATTTCAAAGACCAGATAGATGAAGTTGCTATAATGTATTTCGCTAGAGATGACCATACCAGACAAGAATTTCGTGTTACTAGGTATGTTGAGAATGGTAAAACATATCCTAAAATATCTACCAAGCATCAGGGTGAAGAGTATTCTTTTATTGATAGACGAATTACGCTTGAAGGTGTATATAGTAGATTCGATGATCTCATGACTTCTCTTAAGAATGCTGAGCTTCCTCCTCCTGATTATATGCATACTTATCCTGACGAAGTTGTTGAAGCTAAGCGTGCTACTGGTGAAATAGCTAAGACTAAATATGAGAATTGGTCTAGAAATAAAGAAAAATATCCTATTGGATACTTTATGTGTCAATCCTACTGCTCCTATAGAACTATGTGTGCTCAGCAAAAAGCAGAAGACGGTCACGACTGATGTATTATGTATGCTCTTATATTGATCCTATAGTAACAGTGATTGACTCTGGATTGAGTGAAGATGATGCATTTGAATTGGAATGTTTTCTTATTCAGGAAATTGGAAGAAAAGATTTAAATCTTGGCACATTGCTAAATTTAACAGCAGGTGGAGAAGGAATGAGTGGATTCTGCATGAAAAATAGTACAAAAAATAAGATTAGTAAAGCCTTAGTTGGTATTGCTAAATCAGAAACACACAAATTAAATATATCTATGTCTAAAATGGGAAATTTAAATCCTAATTTTGGCATACCTATTAGGGGATCTATCAGATCTAAACTTAGTAAAAATTATATAATTATAAGTCCTAATGGTGATGAGTTTAAAATTTGTGGATTAAATAAATTTTGTAATGATAATCTCTTGCATACTTCGGCGATGAGCGAAGTTGCACAAGGAAAGAGAAGGAATTATAAATGATGGAAGTGCAAATATGACAAGAAAAAATTATAATAAAATTGCTTCTCTGATTCATAATGCTGTTACCGATGATATTGGCAATACCAGGGAAGGTATTATCTTATTGTCAGATGTAATTGCTGATTATTTTAAAGAAGATAATTGTCTTTTTGATAAAGATAGATTTATGAAAGCATGTGGGTTGAAAGAGTAGAATGTCAATAAAATTAGAAAGCTTTGAAAAGCAATTGGATAAGATAAGGAAACATCTTCCAGATTATCTATTAGAGCAGGGTCATGATGTGACTAATGGTAGAAAGATTTGCTGTATTAATCCTAAGCATGAAGATCATAGCCCGTCTATGAGTCTTTTTGAACCTGAAGAAGGCTCTCCTGCTGTACATTGTTTTTCTTGTGGATTTTCTGCAGATATATTTACTGCTGCCCATGTTCTTGAGCACAAACCCAAGGTTGGACCTGGGTTTATTACTGATAATGTACTTTATCTTGCTGATAAATTTGGAATAGAAGTTCCCGTAAAGCAACTTACTGAAGAAGAAATATATGAGCTTAATACGTATGATGCATATCGTATGGCTGCTGATTATATTAGTACTACTAAATTAACAGAAGCGGCTATTGCTGAGATTAATTTCAGAGAATGGCCTGCTGATGAGATTAGAAAGTTTAATGTTGGTATTTGTGATAACTATGACAAGTTTAGATCCTCTCTTAAACTAGCTGGGTTTACCGCTAGGTTTCTAGATGAAATAGATCTTAATAATAAATATATATTTTCTCCAGATAATTTAATATTTACTATCTGTGATGACTTTGGTCGACCAGTTGGGTTTGCTGCTAGAAATCTAAGATATGATGGAGTGAAAGATGAAAATAATCGCCTTATTAATGGGCCTAAGTTTAATAACACTAAGACAACTGGTATTAAATGTAACATATATAGAAAATCTGAACGTTTATACTTACTGGATAGGGCAAAAAATAGTTCAAGTCCACTATATATTGTTGAGGGTTATGGAGACGCACTTACTGGTCAACTCAACCATATGGAAAATATGGTTGCCATTGGTTCTCTTGAGCTTAATGAACATCATTTAAACACTTGTAGAAGAAATGGGATATACGATGTTGTTATTTGTCTTGATGGTGATATTGAAGGTGAGAAGAAGGCAAAGATCTTATTAGATAATGTATTAAAAAATATACATGATATTAAAATAAGGTTTATATTCCTAGAAGCTGGCGTGGATGAAGATGGAAAAATTGTAAAAGTTGATCCGGATATATTCATAAGAGAGAAAGGACCTCAAGAATTTATCAAGCTTCCTAAGATAGATCCATTTGAATGGAGATTGATGGAGTTTCTTAATGATGATGAGGCTGATGCTGAGGCAATATGTTTCAGCATGATTCCGATCATCATGCTAGAACCTTCGCCTATTCGAAGAGAAAGAATGATTAGAGACCTGTCTTCTCATACTGGGTATTCTGATAAGGTTATAAAGGACGAACTTGATAAGATAGCTGATTCTGAAGAGTCAAAGATACAAAGAAAGAAAGAAGCTGTTGTAGATAATATCAAGACACTATTACAGAAAAGATCTGATTCTCCTGAGATAATATTTCAGAGAGGCATCAATGACCTCTATACCATTGAGAAAGAAAAGAATGCTGGTGTTTTAACTGCTGAGGGTCTTATCAATAATATGCTTGCTATTAAGCAATATGAAGAAGCTGAAGAGCTGCATACTGCTTTAAACTTTGGTCCCAATTTTGAGACACTTGGTGTGGCTCTATCTGGAGATCTTCGTGGAAAAATGATAGTTCTTGGTGGTACTGGTAATACTGGTAAAACATCTAAGTTCTGCAACCTTGCATGGAATCTTGGTATGTATAATGAAAATGTTATCCCTATCATACTTACGATAGATGATAGCGCTAAAGAACTTGTTCCTAGACTTGTTACTTATGATATGGCTATGAGGAATCGGGAATCAAACCCTGATTTATTTGATCTTATCAATATTAATAAAGTTGCTACTCCGTTCTTATTCAAAGATAATCTTGAGTACGATGCAATAATGGCTGAAAGAGAAATCTCTTATCAGAACTTATTTAAACTGGCTAGAGAAGAAAAACTTGTTGTATTAGATAGGGAAAGTGGTGGTAGTATTGACTTTATTAATGGTGTCATAAAACATTATTCTGAACTATATCCAGAAAAGAGGGTTATAATGTTCTTGGATAATTTTCATTTAGTTGATGTCCCTGGTCTTGAAGATGGAAGGATAAAGTATAAGACTTTATCTAAAGATCTTAAGCAAGTGTGTACTAGCTATGGCGCTACCATCTTTACTACTGCTGAGTATCGCAAGTTGGTTAAAGGTAACAAGCCGTCTAATAGTGACTTAGCAGAAACAGTTGCCCTTGAGTATGACTCTAATGCAATACTCCATCTATATAGTGAGCTTCATGATCTTAGAGATGTATCTTGTAAGTATTCTTTAGACCTTAATGGGAATAAGATGCCGATAATCGAAGAAGATGTTGGCAAAAATAAGATAAACTCATATAAGGGCACTATCTATTATCAATTCATTCCTGATAAAGCAATGTATTTTGAAATTACAGAGAGGCATGCTAAGAATTTAGAGAGTGCTAATCAACAGGCTCATCAGAGTGCGCTTATGGAAGCTGTGGCTGAAGATGAATATAATGCTAAGGGCCCCATAAGCAGGTTTGGTGAAGGTGAAACCCCAGATACTTACGGCAAATGATTTTATGCTTGCGGCGTATTGCCCCAAGACCATAGATCTTTCTAATAGAGATATCTTGTTTAAAGACCAGCTATCTAGTTTTGACATTGATATTTCTAATACAATTAATGATATAGATTTATTCTTATCTGTCGTTACATATAGAACTATTGAATCATTTCTATCTGATATACATATAAGAGTTAAGACTCTAGAACGAAAGTTTAATGAAGTAGTATGGTCGTATATTGATAAAAGTGATTCTAATATAAAAAAAGCTGCTATAGCATGGGTTAGATTCCATGGTATATATAATAGGCTTATTGAGTTGATAGGATTATCTGATCATGTAACTACCAATATCTCTTTTTTTAATACTATAAATGGATTAAGGTATTCTTTTAAGATTGATATGGTTTTGATGTCTAAAAATAATCATTCGTATGTCACCTTTTCTCCTCATGTATCTATGTATCCAGGTATGTCTATCATATCTAACTATGGTACTTTGGCAGGTGTTGAATATCTAAATGAAGCTTTTCTATATCCAAATGAAATTATAGATTTTTCATTTAGTAATTCTTTAACTAGTAAACATTTTTTTGAAAAAAAGATAAATATAAAACAATATAATATAAATAAGCATGTACAGAATATGCCCTTGATCGTTGGCGATAGTAATCGCTCAATAAACTTATCCTTATGTAGATTATGTAAGGGAAGAAGAGAGTGTTTTCCTAAATGTGCTGGGTAAGATGAATAATGAAGCTACTTTTTGCTTTAAAAGAATCTGATGGTAAACCAGTAATAGATTCCGGCGGACACATGAAAGTGGTCGCCTCACTACTAGATGAGAACGACCAAATTATTGTTATAATAAATAATAACATTGGAAGTTATTTCATCGAAAGGGTTGTTAATAGGTTCTTAATGAATCCATATGAGTCAACTAATTTCGCTAAGATAGAGGATGAAGACGCCTGGAATACTTACCAGACCTATTTTAATCTCGCTGGAATAATACCCAAGTGATATAGGAGTCAATAATGAAAGAACATGCTGACGGTAGAGGATCTATGCCTCAAAGAAAAATCTTTAGTCAAGTCAAAGAGTTATATAAAGATTATAAAGTAATATACGAATTGTATATACCGGAACTTAGGCAAAGATTTGATATCTTTGTCTTGGAACTAGGTATTGCGGTCGAATATGATGGCGACCAGCATGATAGTTTTAATGAATATTTCCATAGAGATATAAATGGCTACATAGAAAGCAAAAAGCTGGATATAAGTAAAGAAAAATTTTGTCAAGATAATGGCATTAAGCTAATTAGGATTAAGGGCAGCGTTGACGAACTAACAAAAAACAATCTAATGACAATAATTAACAAAGTTGATTATCCCGATAGGGAATTCTGTGTCGATATATTTGACCACAAATCTGATAAATTAGAAAAAGAGAAAGAATATAGAAAGCAAAGATATCTGAGGAACAAGGAAAAATAAGGTCTGATAAAAACAGACTTGGCACTCTAGTTCTAGAAATTTTCATTTAAGAATCTTCTTTTCTTAAATTGAAAAACCTTAAAAAAAAAAATTTTTATTATACTGAATGTATTATTTATAAATATCACTTACGTATAGTTGGACTACTCGGCCGTGTTAGCGGGCGAAGTACAATTTGTATGTAAAGAATGACGCCGGAAACCTAGGCCCTGATAACTACATCGTACCGATGAGACTATAAGGGCGCTAGGATGAGAATTCACTGTGCAATTGACCTATGATATGGGACATCCATTCTAAACGAGATCTTTACGATCTATCTTGGATACAATGTATCAATTTGTAATAATTTCTTCTTATGACAATTCTGGTTCTCCGGTTAGGCTAGGGCCTAACACACAAATTGTCATAAGAAGAAATATAAAAATGCAGCAGAAAGGATGCATGCTACAGGATCCTTTTATTGCTTAAACGAGATCTTTACGATCTATCTTAGGAGTAGTAATGAATAAAATTGGATTTAAATTACCAACACTGTTTGGTATTGCAAAAACTGGAAAGATAAAAACTTGGTCAATATCGGTAAGTTCTGATGATCATCCAGAAATAATAGTTGATCATGGTTATATAGATGGTAAGCTTCAGAGAGATTCTAGAGTTATTAGTATTGGAAAAAATATTGGAAAAGCTAACGAAACTACTCCATGGAAACAAGCTGTAGCAGATGCTGTATCTAAATGGAGGAAGAAGCATGACCATAATTATTTTGAAAGAGTACCCAATAAGGTAGAAATTCTATTACCTATGTTGGCTTTAGAGTATTCTAAACGTGGTCATAATATATCCTGGCCAGCTTTTGCACAGCCAAAGCTTAATGGAGTAAGATGTTTAGCCAAGATGGATGAAGATGGCATGATAACCTTTACCTCTAGAAAAGCTAAGAAGTTCCATGTATTGGAACACATGATTTCCTATCTTGAGAATATTATGATTCCTGGTGATATACTTGATGGAGAGCTCTATAATCATGAACTCACTTTTCAGGAAATCATATCATCCGTAAAAAGAGAGAAAGATAAGGTAGCTAATACTGAGAATATACAGTATCACGTCTATGATTACCCATCACATCCTGGTGACTTTGATGCTAGATGTGAAAGTTTGTACCGAAAAATTCCTAGAGATCCTGATTCGCCAATAAGGCTTGTATCAACGAAAGAAATTAAAGATGCAGAAGCCCTATTAGAATATCATGATGACATTACCTCTGATGGATACGAAGGAACAATGGTTAGGAATAAGAAGGGAAAGTATTTATTTCAATACAGGTCCACTGATTTGCTCAAGCTAAAAGACTTTATGGACGAAGAGTTTGTTGTTGTTGGCGGAAATGCTGGTGTTGGTAGATCTAAGAACCAGTGTACGTTTACTTGTACTACTACCAGCGGTATGGAGTTTGCCGTCAGGACGATAGGCGAAAATGAAGTTAGAGAAGAACAACTTGTTAATCTTGATAGTTATATCGGCAAATATCTAACAGTAAAATTTCAAAACTACTCTGATGAAGGCGTTCCTATATTTCCTGTAGGAATAGGCTTTAGAGATTACGAATAAAATATTAACTAAATTGAAAAATTTAATTTGTGTTAACCAAAGAACTTCAGGTCCGCAAAA